CCTCTCTGGAATGGCGCGCGAGTTGGTCGGAAAACCTCACGAATCTGGCGTCTAGTCTCGCCCTATATTCCCACACATCATTAACCGACGCGCTGGCTATGCAGGCCAGCACGGCAAGGAAGTTCTTCGAAGGAAAGCCCTTCGAAGAGTGGAAGCGGGGAAGGGAGTCCGAGTTGAAAACACAGGCAGCCATCGTGAATCGTCTAAATGACGTGATTCGCGCATGCGGGATAGTCGCCAAGACGGTAGCGAGGTCTCGGTGATGGCAGAAAAACCAATGAGACGCCTAGCCTCATGCGACGCCGAGACGGGGGGGCTTTGCCATCATGCAGAGCAGGCATCGGAAGATGCCGCCGACTCCGCAGTCAAGAAGGTATTCGCCATTCTTGGTGTGGATATTGACCGACCGGAGAGCGTCGAGGAATTCCGGGAAGACCTTCGTTTTGGCCGGCGCCTTCGCAAGGTTGCCGACCACGGCATGCTGGCCTTCTTCGGCGTTGCCGCTGCCGCACTGGCGGCCGCCGTGTGGGCTGGGATCGTCTCCAAGATCAACGGAGGCCACTGATGGAGCTTCTGCCTGACTGGAAGAAGATCGCGCGCCGTGCGTGGAGTTTTCGCCTAACCATTATCGCCGCCCTTTTGTCGGGGGCGGAGGTTGTTCTTCCGCTGTTTATCGACGTGCTTCCGCGCAACCTATTCGCCTCACTGTCGTTTGTTGCTGTAGTTGGCGCCGCAGTCGCCCGCGTCGTCTCACAGCCGAGGATGCACCAATGAACCGACCGCGCAACGCGCTTGCTGCGCTGACCCTATCCGCCGCTGCCCTGGTTGGCCTCGTCATGCAGGAGGGCTACACCGACCGCGCCGTCATCCCGGTCAAGGGCGATGTCCCGACAATCGGCTTTGGCACGACCGGCGGCGTCAAGATGGGCGACACGATTACACCGCCCAAGGCCCTGGCGCGCGCACTGACCGATGTGCAGAAGTTCGAGGGGGCGCTGAAGCAATGCGTCACCGTCCCGCTTCACCAACACGAGTACGACGCCTTTGTCGGCTTCTCCTACAACGTCGGCTCCGCTGCATTCTGCCGGTCTGGGATCGTCAAGAAACTGAACGCCGGCGACTACAAGGGGGCATGCGGAGAAATTCTGCGCTGGACATATTTCCAAGGGAAGAACTGCGCAGCGCCTGAGAATGCTCGCCTCTGCGGCGGGCTGGCAAAGCGCCGGCAGGAAGAGTACCGGCAGTGCCTTGGGGATGGCTGACATGTGCGCCATTTCCAGCAAGCTACGCACCGTCGAAGGCGGCCGCGTGGCGTTCTACTGCCCAGGCTGCAAGGACACTCACACGATTCGCATTGGCGACGGCGCTGGGCCTGGCTGGACTTACAACGGCAACGCCGATAATCCGACTTTCACGCCGTCCGTGCTGGTGCGAACCGGGCATTACTGCAACCCAGGCCAGCAGCCCGGTGATTGTGCCTGCGATTACCAAGAACGATACCCGGACGAAGGGCCGTGGCCTTGGCCGTGCGGCATCTGCCATTCATTTGTCACCAACGGCCAAATCCAGTTCTTGAGCGACTGCACGCACGAGCTGGCAGGCCAAACCGTACCGCTTCCCGACCTACCGGAGTCCGTGAAATGAGCATCGCAAGCGCACTTATCCCAGCGCCGTACCGCTGGCTGTTATGGCTGGCGGCTATTGCTGTCATCGCCGGAGCCGGAGCATGGGGAGGCCACAAGGCCACGCAAGCCTATTACCAGCCGAAGCTCGAGAAGCTGGAGACGCGGGCAAAGGCCGCAGAGGATCGCGCGGCTGAATTCGAGACGGCATACAACGCACTGGCCGGCGCAACGCAGCGCCAGAACGACGCCATCAACAAGCTGCGCGCCGATTCGGCAGAGCGCCAGCGCCTGGCGGACATCGCCATCGCCAAGGCAAAGGCCGAGTCAGCCACGTTCAAGAGCAAGGCAACGGCCATCATGGGTCTCAAGTTGCCGCATGGCGCAGATGAATGCACCGCTGCACGAGAAGCGTTTGACATCGAACTTAGAGAAGAGAGGGGAAGGTGACTATGCGCATGATTGCAATCGCCGTCGTGATGGCTGTGGCGTTGTCTGGGTGTGTATCCACGGCGCCAAAGGTTCAAGAGGTTCTTGTGCCCGTGCCGGTTCCGTGCAAGGTGGCGATTCCTGATCGCCCTGCGCTTGCCGTTGATTCGCTCCCTGTCGGCTCAGGAATCTGGGAGCAGATGAAAGCCTTGCGCGCCGAGCGGAGCCAGCGCCAGGGATACGAAACCGAGCTTGAGGCGGCCGTCAAGTCCTGCCAGGAAGGCCCGGAAAACACGCCGATTGAGCCAAATGCCGTGCAATACAGTGCAGGGAAGCAACCTATCCACCGAAAGGACATGCCATGACCGTTTCCAATGCCGCCTACCTCAAAGGCTTTTACGACACGACCAAGGCGCTTGGCGCCAAGGTTGTTTCCAGTGACTTCACGTTCGAAATCGAGGGCTTCGAACAGAACTACCTGCTGTGCAAGCAGGCGCCTTGGCCTGAGATTTCGCCGGCTGGTGAAATCGAAGTTCCCACGCCGATGGGCGCCAAAATGTGGCAGCCGCAGCAAGTCGAAATCGCGCAGCAGGGCCAGATTTCCATGATGGAGACCGTTGCTGGCAGCATCGACAACATGATGGTCAGCCTGATCGCCAAGGGCGGCACGTTCAATGCCAAGATTTACGAGGGCACGCCTCAGAAGTTCCTGAAGGCCAAGCGCATCGTCGATTGCTTCATCCAGCTTGACGCGCCAGACCGCGATTGGGAGAACCGTTCCCAGATTCTGATCTTCTCCGGCACGCTGTTCTACCACTACTTCGGCGAAGTCGTTCCTGGTAACTCCGGCGACTACCGGTAATGGCAACTCTTTCCGCCCTGGCGGATAACTTCGCAACGAACGAGCGCCCGGCTGGCAATCTGCTGGACGGGCCTTCCGTTCTTGCTCAGGCCGTGGCTGCAACCCGTCTCTATGCCGGGTATGCAGAACTGCGCGCCCATGCGGGTGTATCGCCTGCGCCTGACGTTTCTGGCGACACTGAAATCAGCAACTCAGAATGGGCGCTGATTCGGCCGCTGTTCCTGCTGTACGTCGAACGCGAGACGGCATTGCAGCTTGAGGCTTCTCGTGGCCTTGGCATGGATGTTTTCGGGCGATCCTCAAGCGAGGTGGCGGCCGATATTCTCCAGTTCGAGGCGGAGCTACCGCACCGGGCTTTCTTTCGCCCCATCATAACGGTGTAGCAGCGTGATCCTGTTCCTCGCCGACGGCAAGCAGATTCGCGGCGACCTCATCAAGTCGGCCGCGCTTCGTTACGACCTGGCGCCCATACCGGTGACGCTTGAGGCTGAAATCCGCGCCGGCGACGACGACATGGAGAAGAGGCTCGCCGAGGGGCAGCTTGTTTCTGTTGGAACCGGGGATTCGCTGCGCATCGTGAAGTCGGTCAGGGCTGTTGGCCGGGCCGCTCAAGGCGAACGCGAAATGACCGCGATCCGCATCACGGCCATGCTTGATTCGTGTCACAGCGCAGCCTTTGTGCGCAGTCGGGCGATCATCAAGGAGAGCGCGGCCCTGTCCGCGATCTACCGGTCTGCCGGCGCGACCATCAAGGCGGTTGATGCTGACTTCCCTGTTCCGCGCTTCTACTGCCCGGTCGGAGAAACACCGACGTTCCACATTGCCCGCGTATTGCAGGAAGAAGGCGGCGCAGTGCGCTGGAAGTCTGGCCGCCTGCAATTCGTCCGCCTGCCCGATCTGTTTAAGCAGAAGCCGGTTCTCGATCTTCCAAACAACGCATCAGATGATGTTGATAGCGGGTTCCTGGAGCGCCACGAAGTGCCGTGGTTCTTTTCTCTGAACGAGACCGCAGGCTTCGTGTTCGGCAACCAAGAAAAGCCCAGGGCGGTGCGCTACGCGCCGTTCAAGGATGTCCAGCGCCTGCGCAATATGACGCGCTGCCTGGTGCATCGCAAGACATCGAAAATCGACTTTTCTGGGCAGATTGTCGCCGGCGATCTTGTCAATTTCGTTGGCGGCGACAAGCTTTGCATCATCACGGCGGCGCACGTCTTCGAGAGCGGGACGGATGACGGCGGCGCCGGAAACACCTATACCCGGCTTTGGCTGGGAAGCCTGGAGGGGTGATGGAATACGGACTCATGCCTGGGCGCTACCCTGCCATCGTCAAGACCTACAACCAGGCGCGCCGGACGTGCCGGGTTGAAATCCCAGGACTGACTGACGGCGGGGATGTGCTGCCGGAAGCTGAAATCGAATACCCGATTGGCGACAAGTCGCGCGCCGGAACCAACACCACTGAGATTGAAATTACGCCTGGCGATACCGTCTGGGTGGCGTTCATCGGCGGCGACCCGCGTTATCCGATCATCACCGGCTACCGCAACCCGCAGGCTGGAAACTCTGCCGACTGGCGGCGCTGGCACCATGCCAACATGGAACTGCTGGCGGACGGGACGATGAGGCTTGCCGTTGGGCCGTCCGAGATAATCCTGACGCCAAGCGGCATTGTGATTAACGCCCCGAGAATAGACCTTAACCCGTAGCCATGCCGGCCGCACACAGACACACCGATATTTGCACTGGACACGGCTGCTACCCGAGTCGGCAGAACGCGGCTGCATCGCCGAATGTTTTTGTGAACGGGCTGGGGTGGCACCGAGTTGGAGACCATTGGCAGCCTCATGGGTGCGGCGTGTGCGTTCCGCATGGAGGAAACCTGGCAGAGGGGAGCCCG